GTTGCCGAAGATGCGCCCTTGTATCCGGTTGCCGAAGATGCGCCATAGTCTCCGGTTGCCGAAGATGCGCCATTTGAGTCGTCACTATCAGATTCCTTTTTCGTTCTTTTTGTCGTGTATTCAATAGCAGCTTTCACAATTCCTGCTATACTAATTTCTGCGCCGATCTTAATCTTTGTAGAAGCAACTTTCGAATCGTCAGATTGTTTCTGAATCTCTCCGGACTGTTCCACTTCATGATATACGCTCTTATTTGGCGCGTAATATCCAAGGCAATCAAGTGGATATTCACAAGCATGAAATCCGTGATCACAAATTTCTACACTTGGCTCCTCGTATTCCTTGCCCTCTTCGTACTGAAAATCGCGGCAAGTCATATCTTTGTTGAATCCTTTGTATGCTTTAATAATTTCTCCCATTTACATAACCTCGCTTTCTTCAAATTCTTTTAACTGCTCCGCTAACTCCTTGCACTCTTCCGCAACGTATTCTTCGGTGCGAATAACATCGCCATCATAATGACACTGATTTTGAATATCTAAAATTCTTTCAAGTTCATCCCTGCGTTTCGGGAACTGCTCGATTGCATACTCGTAATCCGGTCTATCTCCTACATGACCGCAATCAAATCCGAACCACCACAAATCACTTTCAATCGGATAATCTGAATGTTCTCCACCGCCTGCGTATGTAATACCACCGTGGCACTGAAAATATGCTTCGATGCGAATTCTCTCGTCCTCGTCAAGACAAGCACCGAGCAAAGGGAAAATCCCACTTACCGCTCTGTCTCCAACATCGGATTTCTTGATTTCAAGATGATCGCCGTAATCTTTTCCGTATAACGGATGATTCTTTGGAATACCAACATAACCGCATCTGTGCCCGACATTTCCAAATATGACAACACATTTGCATCCTGCGTGTTCAAACTCACGTTCGACAATGTACCTTTTCTCCGGTTCTTCATACTTCTTCACAACCGCCACCTTATCAGCACCATAGGTTTCTACCAACTTCATATCCACCGATTCATCCGTGACCATCAGCTTTACACCCTTGGCATTTACAACCGTGTCACCGGCTTTCAAAGAGTCCTCGGTGCGATACACGTAACTTCTGGTGTTGTTTGGAAATTTTGCTTTGATATAATTCACTCTGATACCTCACTAACTAAAATAATTTATTTATCAATTCCATTGCATACATTGTGTCAACCTTGGAATCGCCAGTCTCTTCCATGTGTTTCTGCAATGCTTCGACCATCATCTGAAAATAAGTTGTATCTACACCGGTCAGCTGTTCTTCCAAGACTTTTACATCTTTCAAATCCAGCTCATTTAACTGCATACACATTTTTACATACTGACCAGCGTTGATATGGTAGCCGCGCTCAATGTACTTTCTTGTGCGGATGATAGAGCAAAGCGGATATTTAGAGCCTACATAATATAATTCCTTGTTTATGATGCACTCCAACGCCTTAGGAGGAAGAAATACCTCGTTATCCCACGAACTCCATGCACAAGTGCAATGAACGAAATCATAATTCTTATGAATTTCCTCTACTTCTCCATAGAACCTTGTAACAATCTGAATCTTGTTTGAAAGGCTTATTGCGTTGCTTGTAATAAAACGTGGTCTGTATTTTTCTTTGGAATCCGAATCCGTTTCTTCCTGTTCGTGCTCCATTCCAACTGCTTCATCTTCCTCGGCTTGTGAATCAAAATTGTAAGCAATAGAGTTTCCGCTCACTTCATCCTCATCTGCAATTCCTTTGGAACGGACAAAACATTTTACCGAACCATTATCACCACCAGTCGCTTTTGCCAATTCTTCTCCCCACATAAGAGTGACTGGTTTATCTTTATGCATATCGTTCCACTTATCAACATAGTATTTCGCAACTGCAATACACGCATCCTTTGTTCTGAAATATACATCGTAGTCATGCACCGGCTCCCCTGTTAAAAGGGAAACCAAGGCGCCACCTGTAATAATGGTATTTTCTTTCACCACAGCCTTTACGTTCTCATCCTCAATGCTCTCCATCCAGTCACGAAGTTTGTTACCTAAATGCCGCTTGATGTTCTTACTATTCATTCTACACGCCCTCCACTTTCAACTGTTTGTCCTCGGAAACGCTCAAAAGAATTAACTGTGCATCCATATCCGGCACATTGAACTCATTCAGCGATTCTGCGTTATCAACAAAAATCGGTACGCTCACGCCGTACAATTCGCTTAACGAGCGGATAATATCAAGTCCGGCTACGATTCTGTGGCCACTGTTCAAAGTTGAATACGGAACGCCATTCACGGTACACTCGCAGCAATCTTTCATGCCGCCATTCAACTGCATTTCAAACAACTTGAAGTTTACTGTCTCAAAGTGACTATTGATAGATTCAGAAACCTTATTCAGCTTGAAACGAATGAACTCTTCCAAGAGGTAAAGCATCTGTTCCTGGTCTGCAACTTTCTGCCCGATTTCTTTCTGCTCGTCACGAAGCGTTTCGATACGATCATCAATCGCCACATTGTTAGCCACCTGTGTAATAGCCTTGTTCGCTTCGTCAAGCTGTGCTTGCAGATCGACTTTCTCCGCTTTCAAATCAGTAACAACCTTGTCTACGCCCTCGGATTCCAGCTTGGCAATATCAGCAAGAATCTTGTCATGCTCTGCTTTCAGCTTCACATATTCTTCATTCTGTGAATAATCAGCTTCACTTGGGATCTCGGATAACTGCTTTGCATAATCATTCTGCTTTGCAAGCGCCTTGGATTCCTGCTCTTTGAGCGCCACAATATCTTCCTGCAACTTGGCGTTTTCCTTTGTCAATCGCTCAATACCAGCCTTGCAAGCGTTGCCCTTGTCAATCAGACCTTTAAGTTTTGCGCCCTTTGCATCATCAAATGTTTTGCGTGCATCCTCTAATTGCTTGGTAGCGCGCGCCTTGGCATCCGCCTTTTTCTGCTCAAAATCAGCCTTTATCTGCTCAATCTTATCTTCTGGCAACTTCTGGCCGCATAAGGAACAAACCGTTGTGGACTCATCGAACGTCCACTTGGATTCGTCAAGAAGATATGGCATTTCATCAAATGCCTTGGAAAATTCTGCATTGTATTCAACACCAAGATTTTTCCGCTCTGCATCTGTATCGGAAATTGTCTTCTCATTTGCCTTGATCTGATTTTCCGCAGACTGAATCTGATTATGTAAGTCATTGAACTCTCGTGTTGCATCATCCTTGGCACTGCCAAGACCTATACGTTTTGCGGAAAGTTCGTCATTCATGACCTGCATAATGCCGGACATATCAAATTGCAAATGCATTTCTTTTCCACGGAGTCTGCCAATCTCGGTTCCGGCATTTTCCATACGATCGTCAACAGCTTCAATCTTCCGCTCCAGGTCAGCCTTTAACAACTCCTGCTCTGCCACATCCACATCAACCTTGGATTTCTCGGCTTCGTCAATACGAACCGGAATTTCAGCCTGTTTCTTCTTCCATTCAGATAATGCCTTGGAAAACTTGGCGCGAATATCATCTGTAGATGGCGCTTTCTCCAATTCATCAATCAGCGGTGCATACTTGGCATCTATCTGCGCAAGTTCCACATCTGAAACCTCTGAAACAAGTTTCATCAGAATGTCTCTTTGTTCTTTCCATTTCAGAGAAGAAAAATACTGTGGATTGGTCAGCATCTTAAACATTTCCTCACTCTGCGCTAAACCGGAAATATAAGCCTTAAATTCAGCTTCGCTCTTTGGATAACCGTCAATCTCATAAGAATTTGGGTTTCCCTGCAATGATACCGTATTAGTTCCGCGCTTCTTAACCCAATTCTGTTTCTGAACCTTGGAAAATTCCACTTCTTTTCCATCAACTTCAATAACTCCCACAACCTTGATTTCCACGTTGTCAACGCGCTTTCCGTCCTTATCCAACGGTCTGACATTGAATTTTTCCTCTCCGGCACTGTTCTTGTTAAGCAGAAGCCATGTAAACGCATCAAAGATAGTTGTCTTTCCTGCGGCGTTCTGTCCTTTAATACTTGTCTTATTTGAGAAATTCACATCAAGGCTCTTAACACCTTTGAAATTCTCCATATGTAACGATTTTAAAATCATTCGCATTATTCTACACCCCCACGATTCCTTTTATTGACAACTCATATGTAACTTTTTCCACAACGCGACCATCTTTACACGTTTTATTGTATCTCCGGCTCTGCAATCTGCCGTATGTGCTTACCTTATCGCCTAAAGCAAGTAAATCCGTATATTCTGCACACTTTCCCCATGCGATACAAGTGATTAAATCCTCTTTTCCGTTTTCTCTTACGTTTTTGAGTTTCAAATCACAGATTTTACGACCAAGTGGTGTTTCTCTAAGTTGCTTTTCCTCGATAATTCCATCAAGACTTACTTCATTCAAAGGGCTATCATCCTCTGGCTTTGTGATTTCATCAGCCATGACATATGTAAGAATTGCTTTTCCAGATCCGGTTTTTACGTGCCGGGTAATTATCTTTCCCTTGGCACATACTGTTCCGCTGATTCCTGTATCGCTGATTTCTTCATCAAACAGTACCGGAAGTATATCTGCAACGCCGCTTCTTCTTTCAACTCCGATGAAAAATTTATAAAATTTCTTACCGTTTGATGTTTTATGGCTTTCCCTTGGCGCTGATACAACATCACCGATAAGTGTTATTTTGTTCTCCATTGCTTCTCCTTCCCATTTCTCTGTCAAGAACCTTTTCAAAATTATCTTTATCATTCTGTTTCTTTCGTTTCCCTGCCAAAAGTTCAGCAAACATACGCTTTTCTTTCGTGGAACATCTCGTGCCACTTATATACACAACGCCTACCATTCATCCTCTCTCATTCTGCGTTTTCTCTTGATTCGCTTGTCAAGTTCAGCTCTCTTCCTGTCTACTTCCGACCAGTAATACATGATTGCAGCAATTACTGCCCCTACTACGAATTTAATAGCCGACATATTCCCGGCCGCGCCCTCACTATCCATATAACACGCGGCAACCAAGGAATACTCCATTGCAACCGCACCTATGATGAATTGGATTACCTTTTTCATTCATTCCCCTTTCTGCCACTTTATAATTTAGTACCAGTCAGAAACAAACGTTCCGAGTAACGGACATACAACAATATCTATAAAACGCACAGAACCATCTTCCATGGAATATGTAAAAGCCATTGCATGTGTGTAAGTCGAATCTCCCGTCTGTATCTGTGCATCTCTTACAGAAACTCCATATGTTGTTTCCTCGTCAACGAAAATGCTTGAAAAATTTTCCGCAGAGTCAACCCTTGCCAAATAGTTGTCACCGCTACGGATCACCCTTGAATTAACTTTCTGAAATTCAAAATTGCTCATTTTAATTCTCCTTTCCATTATGTGTTTCGTTTTCCTCGGCCTGCTCACTATGTTTCGAAGCAGAACTTTCTACCATTCCAAGGACATATCCTTTCTGAAAATCTGTCATATTCGGAATGGCATCACGAAGTTTTTCGACAACGCGTTTTTCTTTTTCGCTCATATAATCACTTCCTTTCATGCGCAATATCTGATTTCGTACTCTGCTACGATTTTCGAAAAGATTTCGCGCAATTTCTTATCATCCTCAATAATGTCCATTTTGTTCAATGCGCTGATTTCTGTTTTCGTGCATCCGCTTTCTGCCATGCGCTCACGTCTGTTTCTGATTCTTCTGCTCAAGTCGCATCCGGCGCGGTGTTCAAGCTCTGAATACATTTCAGTCCTCAATACATTGAATTGACAATCTGCATTTCTCTGAATCCGGTTAAACTTGGCATTGATTTCATTTCTCCAATTATCAAATACCGGCTTCACCGCTTCTTTGATATGTTCAGTTGTCTCAATGGCTTTCTGTGCTGTGTCCTGTGCCTTGGCAATCTGTCTGTCTCTCTCCTTGTCAGCAAGTTCTTTTTGAACCATCTGATTAAGAAGTCCTTGCAATGCTTGCAATTCTGGAGATAACTGATCGTTGACACTTTGATGTACATTAAAATAGGAAGAAACTAGTTTTCTTTGCACGTCCCATGCCAAATCATCCGTAAATGACTTGACCAACATCAGATATCCCTGTTCGGTAATGAGTGCCTTGCTCATAAAATCCTTGTCAGATATAGGAAACATGCGGCTTGTACGAATTTCGTCCGCACTTACAATGAAGTAATCTTCTCCCTCAACGAAGTGTGCCTTGTTCGTATTAAAATTTCTTTTCGCTGTTCCGTCCGGTCTTTCATGTACCATGTCAATGTCCTTAAATGTGACAACCCGCTCGCCTTTGTACTCTTTAATAGAAATGTCTGCATTTCCAATGTGTACCAAATTATCCATATTTTCACTCCTTTCTGTGATATAATATTTTCAAAAACGGAGGAATTAACATGCTTCTAAAAATTGAAAGAATAATATTAAAGAAAATATCTAAAACAAATTTTTCAATCGAACTTTCCGAAATAGGTGAATTCGATGGAGAAGATGTATATCAAGCGTTTTTGGATTTGCAGGATAAAGGATATGTAACAAAAGTAAGTACATCTGCGGATAGGTCAAATTTTAGCTTTATAGTTTCTCCAAAAGGAAGATTTTATAAAGAATACTTTTTCCTTTCATTTTTAAGAAATATCCTTATCCCATTTGTTGTTGCCCTAATCACAGCAACCGCTACATATCATTTAGAAAAAGTAGCAGATAGCTATTCCGACAGCAGCTCCAGCCAATGCACTTATGAGTTGAACTCCGCCAATAATGAACGGCTCAAACTTATCGAGTAAGTCGCGCTTTTGTCGGAACGTCATTTTCTTCATGTTCCCACCTCTTTCCTTTAATTTTAAGGTTTTGTTGACCTTGTAAACAAAGTATAGTCCCCAAGAAACATTTTGTCAATACTTTTTTGTTGACTAGGGGACATTTTTGTTATATAGTATATATGAAAGGAGGATAAATAGTGAATGAAAGAATCAAAGAATTAAGAAGTCGATTAGGATTAACACAAGAAGAATTTTCCTCAAAAATTGGTCTTTCGAGAAATTTTATAGCGCAAATTGAAACAGGAACAAAAAAACCGTCCGAAAGAACAATTTTTGATATATGTGAAAAATTTAATGTCAATCAAGATTGGCTTCGCACCGGAAACGGAGAAATGTTTGTTGAGTTATCAAAAGACGAACAGATTTCAGCAATGCTTGGAGAAATCCAAAGATTAGGTGATGAAAACTTTAAGTATCGACTTGTTTCTGCACTGTGCAAGTTAAGCGAAAGCGATTGGACAGCCTTAGAAAATTTAGTAGATATGATTTCAGGCAAAAAGTAAAAAAGAGCCAAGGGCAATGCGCAGACCCTTGGCTCTTTTCCTATTTTAATAAGTTGCTTATGTATGCATATATGGTTTTTAACCAATGCAAATTGTCGCATTTTTCAATAAGTTTGATGATTTCATTTTTGTAGTACTCTTTTCCCAACTTCAAAACCCCCAATCATGTGCCCCATGTAGCGATACAAATATTATAGAACGTGTGTTCTGCATAGTCAATCCCCCAATTATGGGCGGAGCCATGCCAAGCCCCACCCATGCCAGAACTTGAAGTCGTCCTTTCGGACAAGTTCATAGTATCACTGTAATATGCATGATTTCAACATTTTTCGGTCGCAAGTTTCGACAGATAATGTCGATTTTTCAATGCTTCTGTAATGTCAACTTTTATTCAATGCTTCATCTTCCACTTTGCTCGCAGTGCCATCTTCATTTAAGACATACCCTTGCGCAACAAGTTCCTTTTTGACTTCTTCGCGCCACAAAGTAGGTACATCCGTCCACTTCTTAAGACCGTTCTTTACCCGATATACATAGAAGTTTACCATATTATTTTACCTCCATTTCTGCTACCATAGTAGCCAATTCCTCAATCGCTCCATCATGCGTAGCGACCATATCTGCAAGACCATCAATTCCACCGCTGTTCACAGTGATTTTCTCGTTAGCATCAGCATTAAGTTTATGCATAACATCATCAAGTTTCTGAGATACATCATTAATTCTGTTAGCGACATCATTTATGGCTTTGAATACCTCTTCTCTCTCTTTGCTGTCCATCAATTCAACCTCCAATCTTTAATAAATGATTTTAGATACATACCATAGGAGCAATACCACGAGCACTGCTCGCGAATGAATAGTGCGAGGAACCATTCTCGTCCACATTGCAGAAGGTACTATTGCTCCCGGAATAAGGAGACCGCAGAAAATAGGAATTTGAAGCACTACTAGAATTCGCCTTAGGCATCTTATATCTGTTTACGGTTGCATTTTTGTAATACTGATACTGCGTTCCCTCGCCTGCGAATGAATAGTGCGAGGAACCAAATATTTCAATTTCAGAAGGCAAGAAAATTTTATCTAGAACAGTTTCAATTGTTGATCTCCTATTTCCAATAGAAGTCTTTTTGCTAACTGTCTTAATCATAGACTTCCATGCAGCAGGGAGTGCATTAAAATATGTATCATTGCACCAGCCACGTCTACCGCAAGAATTCCAACCACCTTCATTAGTCATTGAACTGTTCATATATCCATTTTCAGTATTATTGTCACCATCTGTAGGATTTGACGCATTAGCAGCATCCATAAGGCAATCCTTCTGTAAAAGAGTTACGGCCGCTTTTGCATGGTCGTTGATAGATCCTACCATAGTGTCATGTTCAAAATCGGCTATTACAAATTGTACTGATTGTGCTCTATGCGATTCGCCAGTAGTTGTAACTTGCATCGCTGATAAATGAACCGTTCTAGTATCGCCAACAGCCCAATAATCAGCGATATTGATTTTATTGTTATAGTGTGCTTGAATCATCTTTGCGATTTCTTCATCTGTGCCACTTGCAAATGTAACAATCTTAAGAAGTAAGAGATTCACCGAAATAGTTGTTTTGTTAAGCACATCGGTGTTTGTAACACTTATGTCCCTATTAGCCTCGCCGCATGTAATTGTATATGTGCCTGATTTTTGTACGACGAAACTACATTTTCCGTTACTCGCAAACACAGTTGTGCCAACGTTAGCTCCGTTAATCGTTAAAGTGACCGCCTTTCCGAATAATTCATTGTCTGAGGTGCTGACAGCTAGAGTAGCACCATGAAGTTCAGTATCAATTTTACTTATGTTTTCAGCCAGTACATCAAATGTTGCGTCAGTAGCCGTCTCTACACCCTTATCAGTGATAGCATTGGCTACCTTGGTCTTGCCATCACTGACAGATTTTTTTAGCGTATCTACAATCGCCGCTCCGCTTTCACTCTTGGCATAAGTTACTTCCACATTGCCCGGACTGATGATGTTTGTCTCACCATCGAAGGACTTAAGACCAAGTAAAGGAAACTCTGTTGTGGAATCAATATGAACTGTACCACCATCTTTGTATGGTTCGAAATCATCATATGTAGCATCCAAGTCTGTAGTAATCATTGGTTTTGCTACCAAGTTTGATACCGTAACACCTTTTGTTATTCGAATCCATAGCCAACAATTTTCAGTATTTGAAACAAAGGTACCATTGTCAAATACGTATTCGGCAGTCGTATCAACTCTACGAACGCAACTAATAATTTTATTTTGTATATAATCTTCATCTTTAAAGCAAACTACTTTATATTTAGTTCCTTTATTTATTGATATGTTTTTATTAATATTAAAAAATATACTGTCAGTAGCTGTACCATTAAAAGTATAAGTTCCATCCCCATTATTGGTACAGGTTATACCATTTAGTGTAATTGTAGCGTATGTTGGAGTAACCAAATTCTTCCCACAGCTCTTAATCTCATAACCATCATATGGGACATAATTTGTTACAGCAGAACTTTTTTCTATCTGAATATTTTTTACAGTAAAAAATTGTCCAACTTCATTATAGTCTGTATTTTGATTTAATCTAAACAAAAGAATGATATCAGTATCATCAATTACATCAAGCTTTCCTTGTTCCTTGCCTGGGCTAAGAATTACTTTTTTCGAACCGTCATTTTCGTTCGACATTTGATATAAATACACTCTTTGTTCGCCATTAATATTAGCACCACTTGTATCAATTTCAATAGAAAAAAATACTTTATCCCCAACACTCAGCTCAAATTTTTCAATCGGTACTCGCCAATATACTTGCACAAAAGCGGTATTCTTACTAACAGCAGACACTGTTATTGAACCTTCAGACACTGAGTATTTAGTATTACTGCTTACAGAAGTAGGTGTTGTGTTTAATATTCTGGCATCAAACAAATTCTTCGTAGCATTTGTTACAAGCATTGAAGCTTCAATACTGTCATTAAGTAATTTACTCGCTGACGTAGAAAAATCAGTACTCTCGCTGACCTTCTGATCCACATACGACTTTACAACTTTGTTTTGCACAGGGTTTTCGCTAGTGTCGGACATAGCAGCGTCTACTGTGACTGCACTACCAACAATCGACTTAGACCAATACTCTGCATTTGTGGGTAACGTCCCCTTCGGCACAGCTTTTTTTGCTATGAACATTGTGTTATTATATGTTACCTCATCAAGTCTCTTATACTCCGTCTCTGCGCTCCAATCGCCCTTTGGCACAATTGCCACTCTTCCTGCTATAGCCATTCTAAGCCACCTCCCAGTTTAAATTTCCGTCATTGTCAACGACAAAGTTATATGCCGCATTGTCCGTGTAAATCAATTCTCCATCTTCATTCACATCAAATTCTGCCATTGTGAGTTTCTTGTTAATCTCACTTTCGATTCCCTGCACCCTGTCCGCGCTGTCCTTAGCATCTGTGGCAGATTTTGCAGCATTGGTTTCGGATGCTTTTGCATTAGTTGCAGAATTTACAGCCTTTGCAGATTCCACCTTAATATCCGCTAAGAAGTTTGGTTGCAACTTATCCTCGGTAATCGAACCATTCTTAACGATAGCCTTAACCTTGCCACCCGCAACCTCAAATGCAATTGTATCAGAGTCCAAAAACTCATACTCTGTAATCAGAGATGATAAATCCACGTTCTGCACTGTGCCATCATCAAGCGTTATTACTAACTGTTGTGTCTGCGGATTGTACTTGAAGTTGACCGCCAACTTTTCCAATTTGGTGTCAATTACCGCCTTGGAACCGTTCATCTTAACCACCGTCAGCGTACCGTTGGATTCATCCCAAAGGATTTCCTTTACAAGCTCGTTAGCTTTGGTCAAGTCGACTTTGGATGCATCCATAGCAACCACGCGGTCATCCAGATTGTCAATCGCCAAGTCCATCTTATTAAGATTGGATTCATTTACCGCTGTTTTTTCACTTGGGAAATTCTCCCAGTTGATACGGTTATATATTTTCTGCATGGCTTACACTCCTTTCTAACGCGGATAGTCTGCGTTCCAATTCTTCGTTTTTCTGCTTCAAAAGCTCGATTTCTTTTTGCTGGCTTTGAATCATCTGTATGTGCATAGCATGAAGAATTTCCTTGTCGATTTTATATGTTTTTGAATCGCCGTGAATTGCTTTTTCGTCCTCTTCGGCATTTTCTCTCAATACAAGTCCGCTATCGGACAATCCGGCATCCTGCAAAATCTTCTCTAAATCCTGCGCAATTAATCCAAACTGCAAGCCCTTATGCTGTGTTATATACCCGTCTTTCCACGTATACTCAACCGGGCACATTGCCATATATACACCTTTAATATCCCTTAAAGGATGTATGTTCTCTTTCAGTCTTTTGTCCGATCCAGATAAAGATATAAGCAATCCTTCAATATCCAAAGTGGCACTTGATGCGCCAAAATCTCTTTCCGCATTAAAATGCCTTGGAGCATATTTTGTCGTTGACCTATCACTCAAAGAATACGATGCAGAAGTGATATAACCTTGCGGGAGATCGGTCTTTTTTGCATAATCGACAAGTGACGGGAGATCGGTCTTTTTTGCATAATCGACAAGTGACGAATTAATAGCATCAATATCATATTCTGTGGCAAGGCTTGCTCCATCTGGAGTCAATACGCTCCCTGTGTCTAGTCTTACATTTTGCAATAATGGTCGAAACTGTCCATCATGCGTAAGAATTTCAATCGTGCCATTGTCACTGTCATAAAGCAAGGAATCCACGATATGTACCCGCCCCAGCGCATCCAACTCGAAATTGTTACACTCTACAATCAACCGGTTTCCTCGCAACACAATTTGGTCGGCACTTGCATTAATCATTGAAACGACTTGGTCGTTCTCATCTCTACCTAACTTCAATTCCAATGATGCGTCTAATTGCCCCTCTGCCTTTTGTGCGCGATTGACTTCTGCGGCAATGCTATTTGCGGTCTGCTCAAACTTGGTATTTGTCTGTTCCTCTAAATCCTCGTACGTGGATTGAAGATGGTCTGCATTTCGTTCTAGCTTGCTTGTACGCTTTTGTACGCTTTCAATCGTATCTCTGATAGAATTGACCTTTACAGAGTGCGTCTGCGTACCCTGTGCCGAGATTGAATCTCTCTTGCTTTGTACTCCGGTTAGGGTTCGTTGCAACAGATACGTTTCAACGATTTCTCTCGTGGTATTGAACCGGATAGGTTCCCCAAGTGTCAGACATGGGTTTCCGACGCAAGTGCAACTTTTAATCGGTGTGTATTCTGCTTTTGCCATAATCGGCAATAGGTTATTTGCAATCCGTTCAAGTTCCGCTCCGGTCTTGTCTGATACAAGAAAGTTTCCGGTAATCGAATAGTTGTTTCCGGCAGTTCCAACAATAGCACCGGCATTATCCTCGCTTGTCTTGATTTCAAGCTGTGTGATTGCCTTGCTTTTAAAGTCCTCATAATCAAACGTGATATAGTGTCCGGTCATGGACTCTGTATTTGCATCAGACGGAAATACGTTGTCAGATGGAAATAAATCTTCTGCAGGATAAAGTGCGCTTGTGATTGCTTTCAGAAAGACGTACTCAAACTTGCCCTGTCGGTTGATATTTCCAAAGCATCCGTTAATCTCACAGATTGCCGTTACAACCGTTTTCCCACTGATAGCGGATTCTTCTGTTACTGCGCTTGAATCGTCCGTCTGCGTGGCAACAAGCGTCTTATTGACCGTCATGGAATCGTTGACAAGGCCTGTTTCAACTTGCGCAATTCCAAGATGTGCAAAAAAGCTATCGCGGAACTGTTTAAGCGTCATTGGAAAGCTAAGTCCTGCATACCAAGACTTTACATCCGTGTTGATAATGTCGTACATAGCGTCATATGCCGTAATCTGCCGTTTTGTCCGGTCGGCCGTAGGAACATCGGATGCCACCTTAAAAACTCCGTATGGCATCGGATTTTCGCTATCTCCGTCAATCGTTTCTTCTATAGAAATTGTCTTTCCAATAATGTTTCCTGCAGTGTTTCGCGCCGTGAATTTTACACAATTCGCTTCACACGCTCCAAACCTTAATTCAGATTCCGAACAAAGACTTTCTTCAAGCGCAAACGTACCGATTTCAAGCATCGAATTGTCTATTTTCTGATTCGTTCCAACAACAGATATGACCATCTGTTTATCTGTCGAGGAATCCCAATACTTTTCTTTTAAACTGCTATTTATCATATACACCACCTACAAACGAAAATTTGATTGGGTCATATTTAATCTTCCCATGCGCCACAGAATAGAACGTAGGCTGAATATCAGCGATATATCCGTACTGTGTCACATATCCGCGTTTCTCCGGCACATATGCCGTGATATAACCTCCACGCTCCTTTGCCTTGGTATAGTTCTTCTCGATATTCTTCCAAAAATCATCAAACTGCTTTTCGGTCAGCATGGCTTTGGTTTCAAACTCGACCTTTAAGGCTTTCAGTTCCACGGCATCACGATGCTCATATCCGTTTTCATCCGTCCAAGGGTCTTTGTCTTGCATGTTTACATAGGAACTAAACGTGTCCTGCTTTATTAAACTGTTCGGTATGGTATAATTGCCAAACTTTACTAAATATCCACCATATCCCATCGTTTACCTCCTAAAAATGGATACAAAAATAGCACCTACCGTTTTGGTAGATGCTATCCATTTAATTAAATTTTAAGCTACTACTGATTCCCATTCAGATTTATAGGGGTGTTGTTTTGTGACACACCCTTAACAGAATCGTCAATATTTGAAAGACTTCTCCTGTAATTTGTACCTCCATACATTTTTATCTGAATAAAAAAGAGGAAACCGCTTGTGAAATCACATTGGTTTCCTCTTTCGTACAGTATGGCGTTCGAGTAAGTAATCCGCATCTTCACGGATAAGTTTGTTTCCTTAGTAATAAGGATAGACTATTTTTGATTTTGTGTCAATCCGATTTTGGAATTAAAATAAGCCGTGTTTCCACGGCTTAAATATCATTTACTTTTTAACTTCAAAGCATACCTTTGATTCGTTCCAATAGTTTGTTTCATATTCAAGAGAAATATCTTTGGCATCCTTTGGGATTTCAAAGCATACAACACCTTTTGTTTTCTTTCCGGCTGATAATGTTGCATCCAAATCTTTATCCTTGCTTGAATATGCGCTTTCCATATCATATCCATCCGCATAACAGTTGAAATCCAAAGAAGAAACACATTGATCCGAATCTGAAATATTTACAAATTCAAACTCAAATTTGTAAAACTCATGTCCTTTTGCTGGCTCGTCGTATTCTTCTGTGTACGGCTCGGCTTTCAAAAACGTAATCCTCAAATCTTCCGTCTCAACAGTATCTCCAACTTTAAATGGTTCATTAACCTTTTCTTCCGTTGCTTGAGTTTGCGTTTCTTCATTCGATGATATTTTTTTAGGCGTATCATTCGTATCATCGCTTGTGAATACAAACATTGCTAAAAAGAAAATAATAATGCCGACTATTGAACATACCAAACCGCCTATAGCCGTTCCGTGCCCCCTGTTTTTCTGCGCAAGTGCTATAATCGCAAATACAATTCCAACTATTGCCGGAAATATTCCGATGACAACGCACGCTAACAAAACTCCTGCTATTCCGCACACTAAAGATGCAATTCCCCATCCACTTTGTTTCATAATCGAATTCCTCCCAAAAATCTTTTAACTCATTTTAGTAGCCCAAAAGAATCTGTCACATAATAGTCAGAGTCTTCCGAATCTTCATTCCATACAACGAGCGATAGCTGTATGTTGTCAACATTCTTTATTGGCAAACTCACAATGTTATCATCCATTGTCCACCATGTTGTATAGGCTTTCTTATGCGGAGAGAGTTCTTGATATAACGTTCCTTCCGCCATAACATCATTTACTGATGATGTGTCGGAATTAACCGTAATATTATTGTCTGTAATATTTTCGATTGTCAAGCAAGCTATAAGTTCGTCCGGGTATGTTCCCTTCTTTAGCCCTGTAAAGCAAACCCTAATGCTCGAATCTTCGTATGCAAGTCTGTTAATTTTCTCTTTCACGGTTACTTTGCAATGCATCACTTTCTTTCCGACTTCAGCCTTTATCGTTGCTGTTCCGGATGATACTGCGGTAACAACGCCACTTTTGCTTACCTTTGCAATGCTTGATTTTGTAGAACGCCACTTTACCTTTGCTTTCGTTCCGGTAACTTTTAACTTCTGTGTCCTGCCAACGTCAAGCGTGATTGCTTTTTTGTTCAGCTTAACAGTTGCCGCCTGCGCAACAATCTGTTTCCCATCTGCATTTTGGATTGGCATAGTCGAAACCAAAACGGCAAATGCCAACCCAATCGCTACTAATAATCTTTTTGTACTTCTCATAATGACTCCTTTCTTGTGATATGATTTATTTAGAATTATATCACGTTCGATTATAGAAGTCACTAAAAAACATAGACATTGTCTCCTGTTCGATTGTAATGTTCTCTACCATAATCCCTTGCGGCTTTCCCTATTTCGTTTGTAGTAATTCCGAAATTTTTCTGTAAAATAGCTTGTAATAACTGATTTTGCTGTCGTAATAAGGAAACTTCTTGCGCAGATGTTGAATTGATAGCATCTTTGATTCCGGTAATCTCTTGGCTTCCTGCAACCGCCGGTTTACCTCCGACCGTTCCCATAAGTTCCGGAAGTCCGTTTTCTCCAACCGTTGCTATGCTATATTTGTCCATGAATCCGCCTGTTGCATATGCCTTTACTCTAGGAAGTTTCACTTCCTTAACAAGGTCAACGCCGCTCCAATCAACTCCTGCTACTTTAGCGGCAACCGACACAACGTTATTAAATCCGCTTAGCACTTTATTTACTCCGCGTATCAGTGAGTTTATTGCGCTTTCAATTCTTGCAATTACACTGTTCATCGCACCTGAAACACCACTTTTTACGCTCTTCCATAAATTGCCGAATATTCTAGCTACACTTTCTTTCATCTTCGAGAAAGCATTTTTTATCGGGGTGGTTACATGTTCTTTAAACCAACTAGAAACACTATTCCACACACCGGTTATCGCTGTCTTTGCCGAGCTAAATGCTTTCTGAATAGATTCTTTTGCTGAACTAAAAGCATTCTTAATAGGTGTTGTAACATGCTCCTTAAACCAACCGGAAACCACCGTCCATACCGATTTCACAGTTGTCCATAGAACCTTGAATGCGGTTGATACTGCCGATTTCAATAATTCAAAATTCTTCTTTATCGGCCCTATTACCTTTGATTTAAACCAATCAGAAACAACAATCCATACAGCCTTAACAATAATCCATAGACCCTTAAATATTTGTGATACTCTTGTATAGAATCCTTTGAAAAATCCAACTATCGGTTCTATTACGGTTTTATTAAACCACCCCGACACTCCTTTCCATACGTTGGATATGCCTTTCCACAAATTACTGAAAAATCCGGATACTTTCGAATACATTCCTTTAAAGAATCCGACCACAGGGGTAATTACGTTTGTATTAAACCACTCTCCAACCTTTGAAAATATTCCTTTGATTTCTTCCCAATGTTCCTTGACCAAAACAGTTATTGTAGCAACAGACGCAACGATTGCCCCTACAAGAGCAGCTATCGCAATTCCAATGCCCTCTATTGGTGCTAAAATTATTACACCGATTGTTGTTATTGCAACTCCAACAACCATCAACGCTTCGTTTAACCAGCTAAATCCATTTTTAAGCATTTGTACAAAATTATATATTGCCGTAAACGCTCCTGTCACAACGGAAACTATTCCTCCGATAGCTGATGCAACTGACGATATAGTAGAAGCAGAACCACCAAATACACTCGCCAGAGCTTCACTAAAATTCATTCCACTGAATAATCCTTCAATAACAAGTCCTATTTTGGTAGCAAATCCGGATATTCCACGCTTAATTGCACCAAAAAGTGCCGCTCCTATTGAAGTTCCTTTTTCTGCGCCAAGTGCAGAAACGATTGCGCTGACTATTCCGCCCTTGATTAACAATCCGAGCTTGCTTAAAATACCTGCGCCAAATATAACTTTTCCTATTTTCTTAATTGTTACTGCACCGATGATAATTGCGACCGTCTCTACATCTAAGTTGTTTAAAAACTCTTTTGCTCCGTTCCAAATATCCTTCCAAGAAATTTTACTTAATGCTGTCGTAACTGTATCAAACACGCCTTGCGCCCATGTGTTAAGCGTTTGAGCCAATAATGCAAAGTCAAAGTTTTGGAAAAACTTGTTGATTCCGTCTGCGATTGAATTTCCAAATTGTTTCCAATTAAACGTTGTTCCAAACGAATCTAAACCATGAAGCACCGTGTTTAATGAGTTTGCAATCAGTTTTCCGGTTTCTCCGAAAAGCGTTGTACCTTTCTGACCCTCAAATAGTCCATTAAGGAATTTTGCAAGTCCACTACCAAAGCCGGATGCCTTGGCGTATACTTCATCCCACTTGATACCTTGCATCTCATTGATAAGAGCACCGGAGATTGCCTTTCCAAGTCCTTCAAGGTCTTTGATCTTGCTTTCATAGTCTTTAAAAATAGTATCAGCCGCAACGAGTTTTCCGCTTGAACCGCTTGCGCCACCACCACCGGATGAACCACTACCGCTACCGGATGAACCTTTATCTTTATTTGAGCTGATTACTTTTAATTCATCAAATGCTCTGGTTGATTTCTTTGCTTCTTTTGCGGCTTTCTTTGTGCCATTTGCCGCGTCATTTGCCGCGTCCGCTACATTTCCATAGCTATCAGCTAAATCGTCCGTAATGCCTACGTCACTTGCTTCATACTTCCATCCAAAAATAGAACCTAAAGCATTTGTTACCATTTCCGCAAAAGCAATAACCTTTTGCAGAACCGCATTAAGTGCCTTGATAAATGGCTTAAATGCATTGATTAAACCACCACCAACAACCGCTCCAAGTGCTTTGAAGTTCTCTCTAAGCATGGTTATCTGGTTATGCCAACTATCTTGCGTCCTCTTGAAGTCCTCGGTGATATTGGTTGTATGCGCAAGCACATACTGATAACGTAACATGGCTTTTTCAGCCTGCGTCATTGAGGAAACATTCGCATCAAGTCCTTGCTTTAACGCCCATTCCTTTAATGTTGCCTGTGTCAAGTCGATACCATAACGCCGCATAGGTGCCGTAGTACCGGAAAATACGGATTGCAGACTCTTGGCAATATCTTCTTGACTCACATCATAGAATGATGCCATATCTCCGGTTAATTCCGTCAACCGAATAGACATATCTGCCATTTTCCCTTGTGGAATATCAAGGGCTGTTCCCATGGCTTGGAAACGGCTTGCAAACTGTTTCGCGGACAATTCAGACATGCCAAATTTTTCAATTGATGTTTTTGCGAAATTGTTAATTAGGCTTTCATACTGCCCGAATGTCTGCCTTACAACGTTCTCAACCTCTGTTAAACTTGATGATATGTCAATAGCATCTCTAAGTAGCCTAAATCCGCGGAATAAAGCCCAGTACGTTGCATACACTTTTCCGATTGCTGACGCAAGAGAAAACGACTTCTTGGTAACCGCAGAAGCACTGGAACTAAATCCGCTAAATGAGCTTGTGATGCTTTTTGCCGCTGTTCCTGCCGCTCCACCGGTACGTGATAACTTTGCCAATGCATTTGTCATGTCAATAATATTCCGGCTTACACTAGGGGCTTTCGACAGTTCAGACATAAGCTGTCGCATTGCCGTGGCAAGTTTCGGAATATTTTCAATCGCCTTGGTGGAACTCTGGTAGCCAAGCTGTTTGATTGCAGATGCAAGTTCGGTCAGACCCTTAACAGATGCTGACATTCCAGAAAGCCCTTTTACCGCATTGGAAATCTGACGCATAGAACCAGCCGCAGCATTAATCTGCTTGCTGTTGATAGAGCCTAATTTGCTTACATTTCTTGCAACCGCAGAAAAAGTCCGTGTATCAATTCCACGCATTGCCGTCATTGCCCCTGCAAGTCGGTTTACTCCTGTGGCAAGACTATTCAGATTTCCGGTATTAAGCCCGGAAAGTGCGGAAGATAATCTTCCAAGCCTTGTCACAAGCGCATCTATCTGACCGCTTGCCTGTTGTGCCTGCGCTTGGATTTTTATTTCAAGAGACTCTAATTCCATTTATCCACCAACTTTCTACATAAGAAAAAGACGGTAAGATTTGACCCTTACCGCCCTTGAATTACTTTTTCAGTTTTCCCTTTTTCAGAAGAGAAAGCATTTTTGAATTTTCCTCTGATGTAAACTTGAAATTGGAAAATCCGTTCTTTTTTGCGATTTCCGCACGATGTTCTTTCGACACATCATCTTCCCCAACCGCTTTTAATGCTTCTACGATTGAACCGGAATTTCCGGTATACTTCGGATAATACTTGGTTTTGCATTTTCTTGCGCCTTTTACAACAATAACTGTGTGCCCTTTTATGCGTGTCACAAGAATATCTCCGTTGCGAAGAATAAAACCGGCATGATAAGAACCCATATCATCAAACAAACCGGATTTCAAAATTACCGGTCGTTCATTTGATGTATTGAAATCTCCCACATCCTTACCGGATGAATAGATAATACAAGCGCGTACAAGGGAAGAACAATCGCATTCCGTCTTGACCTTTGTGTTGATGCCATGTTTAATGATTCCGTAGCGTTCCGATTGGTCATAGCCGATATTTTTGTTGCCACACGCAATCTTCATAGCTTCAGCTAACTTCTCCGCAACCTTATTATCCTTTGCTCTTAACACATTCCATCCCTTAGAATGGTTGTAAAACTTCTGCGTAGACACTTCCTGTCCGGTCTGGTCTCCGGCTTTTCCACCAGAATAGCAGTTGCCGTGTTCATCGTGCCGCGCACTTCCGATAATTACTGCCATGGTAATACCTCTTTTCTTAAACTATCTTTGGCTTTGGTAAATGTGATTTCCTTGATTCAGCCGCCCATGCTTCTTCTGCCTTAAGCATTTCTCGTATCTCCGCATCAGGATCGTCCGTATTATGCTTTTCGATGGAATCATAGCAAGTTTCTTTCACGTACTTACTATTACCCTTGCCGAATGTCGCATCTATTGCTGTCACAAGTGCTGACGTTGCATATCTGCCGAACCACATATACATTTCCATGTCGCGTTGCTTCCATTCTGTCTTATATGCATCCACATAAGGCTTAAGCAACTCTGGATTCATCATATCTATATCATCAACGGAAAGTCCGTAACCTTTAGTTACCATAAGGTAAAACGGACGGATTTCCGCAACGTAATATTCCCATGTTAATTCTTGGCTTTCGTCTTTGATGGGGTCTTTTTCTTCTCCTGCTCCTGTGCTTTCGCTATCGACTCCATCATCTGCGCTAAAAAACCGTTTGTCATCATTTCCTCCTGCATATCAGCAAATAAATCCATGCAGTTAATCTCGTTTGTATCAATCGCATCATAGAGAATGTCGGACACCTTCTCGAGTTGCTCATCGTAGCCTTTGTTTGTTTTGTAATCATATCCAAATTCTTCATTGTGATGCATCTGCAATCCCACAAGAAGCGTCTTGGGAAGTGTTTCAAGAAGAATATCTTCCATAGAAGAAATATCCTCCATATCCTGCGTCTTCATAATATCCTGTAAGATATGTGCTTTTAATGATGGTCTTGTTGCAAACTGAATTGTATATTCTTTTCCACCTAATTTTGCTTTCATGTTTTACCTTGCCTTTCCGCCTAAAAATAGGCAAGGGGCAGTGTTTCCACCGCCCCATTGTTGCTTTTTGTTGCTTCAAGTTCTAGCCCGGCTATTCGTCCTCGCCTGTCAATTCTGCCGAACTACTATATCTCGACAGGCTTTCTACCCCACCACCGTAACAGTGAATGTACCATCGTTGTTATCAACAACTTTAAGCTTGTCTGTAACAAGTTCTGATGCTGTACTTGGAATAACCGTTACCGTCATTTCAAGGATTTCATCATTTCCACCTACATCGTTAGGTGTGGCTGTTGCAGTTCCTACATATGCGTACTTCGCTACACCGCCAATACCGTCCGTTCCGTAAAGGTGAATAATATCAAGTTTTTTATCTCCATATCCATCCACCTTTGAAAGATATTCTTTTTCAAGGTTTCCTGTGATTTCTCTTGAATCAGAAGTCTTAATTCCTTTTTCAAAAGTCTGCTGGTCATCTTCCATTGTGGTTGACTCAACCGTGTTTGGCGGTGATGCAGGGCTTGGAACTGACTTAGCCGCAACCAAAAGATTATATGTTCCTGCAAAGTCAGCCTGTTTTTCCGTGTGCTCTTTTACAATGACACGCGTTCTATAACTTGTTGATGCCATATTTTCTACTTCCTTTCTGCTTATAGCTGATCTAAATGCTCAACGTTTCCAATTACGCGAGTTGCGCGGAATGTAGCCGTTCGCACTTGCTTGGAAATTGTTGTGATTACATTTGATACTTCAAAACTTTGTTGCTTAAAAAAAGACACCGCATATGCTGCGATGTCCTTAGTTGCTTTTCTTGAACCTTTGTTTGTAATTGTAATCTGAAATGTTGGGCGAATTGCATTGATTGTCTTTGCTTCATTTGTTCGTCCGGCTTCTGTGACACCGATTTGTCTGGCTAAAAGTGTCGGAAACGTTGCGGCGCCGCCCGATTCTTCTTCTTGCGTCACTTTAATTCCTCTTACCTTACTTTCCATGTACGATTTCAAGAGGGAACATAAGGTATCTTCAAAATCAAGCGCCCAACTATTTAACTCATTTTCCACCGAATACCTCCCTTGCAATCTTTACATACTGTTGAATAATCTGTTGTTCCGCATTGTACATAGGCATTGTGGCTTTGATACCGTGGGTATAACGCCATGTTTCGGTCTTATCGTCCCAATAGTACCAACCATCATCGAAAGCGTGTATCTGCCCCGGATATGTTCCGACGCCGAATCCAAGTTCCGGTGCTTTTGGGTTCTCTTCGGAGTTATAAAAAATACCGGCTCCAAACTCTACCGCCAACAAAGTATAGAACGGTTCTCTATCTTCTGACGTTACCGTTTTTCCTGTTGCAATCAGAATCGCATTTGAAGTCGTTAACTGTGGTGCTTTATCTACCCTTACCGTTATCGTGTTTCCTATTGGAGATTCCGATATGTGTTTGATTGCCACCGTCTGACCTTCCTGCGCAAGCCTAGAAACAAGCAAATCGCATTTAGCCTGTAAACTATCGCGGTACTGCTCTAATTCCTTTATTGCGGCTTGTATTGACTTTTGAGATAGGTTCATTGAAATAGTTTTCTTTGCCATGTGACCACCTACTTAATATTCTTCCGAAGAAGAAACAAATCCGTGGTCAGTCCTTCATCAGCAACGCCTTTTACGATGTAATCTGCGGTTTCTGAATCCACAAGTCCATCATCAGTGCGTTTGACTTCCGAACGTTTCCACACCACATCACCGGCTTTCAGTGGCAAATATCCTTTATCCGTGACAAGCTGACAGTATGATGTGCTATCATCAATTCCAAACTCTTTCACAAGGGCTTCTGACAGCTTATTGCTGATATTTGCTTGGAATGTCGTAGGTTCTGAAAACCCTTCAACTTCCTCGCCCTTTGGAATCTTGTTGCCTTCAGAGTCTAAATAAGGTACAAAGTTTCCATCGGAATCCTTGTACCCTTCGTAGACAATATCTCCATTTTCGTCAGTTTGTGGGATAAATACCCTTTGACCGGATTGCGAATACTTCATTTCCTGCTTGTTAATGTCAAGCATTGGTGTTTTCCTCCGGGATTCCGGCAACACTCGTCAGAAGCGATAACACTCCGGCAAGGACTGATGCAGAAAGAACATATTTCCAATCCACCGCGCCCATAAATGCCGCCGTTCCAATTCCGGCGACTGCCGCCTGCGCAACAGTCTTGATTGCTCTGATTCCGGCTTTCTTAGTCCAATCTTTCCAATTCCTCATGGCTCTTATCTCCTTTCCCTATATGGATTTCTTCAATCTCATGTTTCATTTTTGTAACCATTCCGTTTCCACCTAACGCATGATACGCATCATACATCTCACAAAAGTTCTGATAAGCATATGACGGTATTTCTCCGATTCTGGTGTACTTTGCATGGTATTCAATAAGCTGGACGCGCAAAAGAAGCATTGTTCCTTTACTGTTCGCATCCCTGCTTTTCTTTTGTTGTTTAAGAAGCCAAACTATATATCCAAGCACTATCGGAAGTGCCACAAGATAAGTTTGAATCAAAATACTTTTCATTTGAATCTCCTTTGGACGCACCGCCCACCACCGCTTAATGTGCGCCGCCTGCAACCATTTTACCGACACCAGCAATATGGTCACTCTCAATCTTCTTTAATTACATTGCTTTTACAAACGGAAACACTCCAACAAAAAGGCTTTCACGGTCTTTCCATGTTCGGCTCACACCGTTTTCGGAAAAACTTGCCATGTATGCTTCTCCTGCCTGCGACCGGTCGTACACTGCCAAATTGACCATAATGTTTTCATAGTTCTTAACATCACTGTCAATCTGGTCTTGCGTGTATGTGTCCGGATAGTTCCGTCTGCTGATAATCTCTTTTCTTGCCTGCTCTAAAAGCTGTTCAATCAAAGGGTTGCATTCTTTTTTATCAAACACAACTTTATCGGACTTTTCTCCGGTCGTTTCGTCCTCTACTTCTTCTATATGAAATTGTTTTAAACGAATCTTTACCTGTTCGACAAGCGTGTATGACATAAGCGATCTCCTACAGATTAAATTTTGCAATCAGAATTTCTTTCAGTTCCGCACCGCTTGTTGCTTGTGCATTTTCAATTCCCTGCTCCGCGGCAAGTTTCTGCAAGTCTGCGGTACTCATTCTGTTGATTTCGGTCTTTGTATACCCAACGGAAGATACCGGAGATTTTTCCTCCGGAACTTCTTCTCCCGGCATATACCATTTGCCCTTATATTTTGTTTTGCACTCGTAAACCAAAGGATCACCTCCTAATAGCACTTAATGACATAGGTGCTATCCATTCTTTCATAAGACGGAAGTACAATTTCAGAAACCGTTGTCTTAGTCTGTACAGGATCTTCCGATACAGATACGGCAACTGCAACACCTGTGTTTACGATAGAAACATCTGCTGTAGGCTTTCCGATAAGTGTACGTTCTTCCGGTGTCGTACCGTACCAAGTATTTCCAAGTGCTCCGCTTGGGATAAGCGTTGCAAATCCGTCTGGGTAAAACTTAGATGCCGTACCATCTTCATTCTTGTACTGCTTAGAGTAAACAATAATGCTGATTCCGAGTTCGTTGGAGAATACCTCTTTAACACGGTTGTCGTTCATAAAGATGTTTGCCGTGGCATTCTGCGCAAGAATGGCGGAACGAATCTTCTTATTCTGCTTAAGATGATCCATAGTCTTACGAGAAACAATCATGATAGAAGGTCTCTCTCCTGTCTCTGATTCGACTGCATCAAGAGCAACAGAAACATCATCAAGTGGATCAGAATTTTCATGGTCATCCCACTTATCCGTTGCGGTCTCGAGGTTTGCAAAGTTGTGGGTCTTGTATGTGTTGTTCCGATCGTAGTTATAAGCGTAGGTTACGCCGTTTGCCTGAATGGAAATCTTTGGAGATCCATCAGCCGGTGCAAGCAACTGCATAATCATACGCTCCGGAACAACGTTTGCTCCATCAATCAGAGTGTTCGCATCATCAAAAATTCTGCTTAATACCTCGCTTGCATATGGATCTGTGCTATCCTGTACGCGCATAATTTCCTGTTCGTCCGCTTCCTTAATGAGCATAGACTCACGGAAGAAAGCCATCTCTGTTTCTGTAAGTGTAAATCCTTCGCGACTTCTTAACGTTGACACCGCATCAAAATTTGATGGTGCAAGAGAAACCGGAAGTCCTTTGGAAGTCTTAATCCATTTCAGATCAAGTCCCATTTTCTTCTTAGCCGGGAATAATCCCGAACCAAGATACGCAATTTTATTACTTGCTACCTCTGTGTTTACAAGCGCGATTGCTTTTGCACTATACACATCTCTAATGTTCATTCTGTATTACCTCCTATTCAAATACGATTAACGGAAGGGCTGTTTTAACTGCCTCTGCAACAGCTTCTCCTGTGCTTGTCTGAATGTTTGCAGAATTTACAACTCCAAACGCTCTAAGGATTGTTCCGTTAGGGTTCTCGTCCTTATAAACATCTGTAAGTAAAATTCCGATTGGCTTTGTTTCCTTATCAACCTTTCCATCTACGGCGATTGGATTTCCTGCCTTGCACACACCTTCTGTGAATGCGGTATCATCAAGTTTGATTTCCTCGAACAGCTCACCGCCTAATTTTCTTTTCAGAATTTCAAGCTGAGTTGTTACGCTTTTTTCAGTAAACTTCATCTTTAAAACCTCCTTACGATAAATAACTGTCTACTACCGACTTAGCCGTCTGATTCGTTCCGGCTAAAGTCTTTCCAATCGACTCTGCGGCTTTTTCCGCTTCTGTCTTTTCGTTGTCTTTATTTCCGCCAGCCGTTCCACCGCCCGGATTCGTACTGCCATTTGCAATCTCCTGTTCCTTGGCTTGTGCTGCGGCGGTCTCTTTTTCAGAGATAATCTTTCCAAGAACGTCATAATCAAAGCTGCCATCATCTTTTACAATCTGTGCTGCCTGCTCTGCGGTAACATTAAATTTAGATGCGGCATTGGCTCTCTGCGCGGCTATTGCCTGCGCTTTTTCAAGTTCCGCGATTCTCGCATTGGCTTTTTCGAGGTTCTTATTTGCCTGCTCGACTTCCGTGAGCTTTCCCTGTTCGATATCATCGAGCTGCCTCTGCAACTCTTCGGCTTTGTCAGCCTTTGTCTTGTACTCGTCAGCCTTTGCTTTGGCTTTCTGTACGGAACTTCCATAATCTGCCATGATCTTGTCCGCGTTTTCCTCGCTTAATCCCATAGCAATCAGATCTTCTCTTTTCATCCATTACCTCCGATATGTCATACGAATTTTTATACGGTGCAACGACACCGAACGACATTGTTGATTTTTACGCTCACAACTTTGCGAATTTTTATAAAATAAAAACAGCCGCCGATTACTCGGTGACTGTCTTATCTTTGTTTGCCTGGCTCTGTGTGCCATCTGTATTCATTTTATTTATCAATTCTTGTGCTTTCTGTTCCTGTGCTTCTACATCATCAATGGTTTTCCACAGATTATCCAAGTATGGCTTCGACAACAGGAATGTCTTTTCTGCGTCTCCCCAAAGTCCTACAGATTTAATTGCCACAAGTGGATGAATACCGGCTTGTAAAAGCTGATATAATGTCTGCGACTTGGTGTACATATTATCTTGTGGGCTATGGTTTATCTGCACATCAAAGTCGCGCAAACTCAATCCTAAATCGTGATCCTGTATACGAATCACATTCAAAACAACTTTCGCAAGTCTTTTTTCAGCCGACTTTACAATTGGGTCTTTCAGTTTGGCTCTCGACTTCGAGAAATCCCATCCGTTTCTAAGCTCAACTGCTCCCTGCGTATCTCCACCGGAATTATTGTTGTTCTTATTCGGTATGGCAAGAATGGATTGTGCATTATCCCATAAATCGTCCTTTGCGACTTGGCACTCTGTCTGATTCAACTCCTGTGTCATAATGTCAACATCCGATTTATTCTGTTCATTGTTGGATTTTACTGTCAGCGCATGGGAAATCTTCATTTTTTCAAAGGTTTCCGGGTCAATATCGCAATTTACAAACTTTACCCAAAACTGAACAAATTGCTCAACACCATCCATTCGGTTTGACTGCATTGTGTTGATTGCATCCAATAGTCCGATCACAAGCTCAATATCAGAAATGCGCTCATGGTTGTTCGGAAACTCAACAATTGGGATCCCACCAAAGCCATGCAGTTGCCAATCTCGAACCTCTCCGTTCACAATCTTGCATTCGTATGAATCCGTATAACAGAGTTTATACATCTGTCCATCGGCATCCTTAAGCTCTTGGATTGCTAAAAGCGGTTCTTCTGTGGAACGACTGTAGATAACAAACGTATTCATTGGTGTCGGTGCAACAATTCTAAATGGTATATCCCCATTTTTTGTAATCTGCACCGCCTTAAATGATGTTCCGGTTGCTGATTGCCACTCTCCTGCCTTAATGTCCTTTTCCTGCTTATTAGCATCGGTCAGATAATCGTTAAATTCATCAACCGCATTGTTTATACGGTCATCATCTTTCCTACTGATAAGCTGAATTGGCTCACCGTAAGTCTGACCGACCTTGAATTGAACAATCTCATAGGCATGATTTTCAGGCACCTTATTGGTTATATCCGCATTCTGTACCTTTGTTCGGTACAATACAGGCTGATCGCCCTTGTAATAGTTCCACAGATACCGAATGATCGTTTTATTGAAATAAAATGCACCAATGCAGTTTCCGACAACATTTACGATGTTGTCTTCCGTAATCTGTTCTACGTTAGCATATGCAATTTTTCTTCCGTATCTGCCTTTTACAAGGTCATGAAAATACTGTGTATTCATATAAATAAAACTCCACTACTGCAAGCGCGTTTTGGTATTGGCTTTGTTTCAATCTTGCCTGTTGCCGCGCGATAAATCACAATATGATTGCATTTTTTACATTTACACGGATGATCTATCGTAGACCTACCATCATAATGTCCGGCAATTCTTCCGCAATCTGGGCAATATATAGTTACTTTTTTCATAGCAACCTCTTTCTTGTAAATAAAAAACACCGCCATTTCTGACAGTGCCTTTTTATGTGTTATATGCTTTTGGGGGTTGTAGGAATTTGTTTTTCTACTCTTTTAGTATATCATGCAAGTTTTAGGAAATGTTGTGAAAGAGTGTGAACTATTGTGCACTTTTATGCACTCTTTTCAGAATAAAGCCGTCCATAACGTCTTTCAAACTCCTGCAATGCTCTTTTTCTAAGTTTCATAATGTTTCTGTAGGAATATTTCATCTCAACGGAAATCAAGTTCCAATCTTTCCCATTGACATAGTGTGATGAAAGCACGATATATACATCTGTATTATCCATACTGTCAATTTGCGATATGATAATCCGTCTTTTATCAACCAATTCATCTACAAGTGTCTGAACCTCATTCTGCAAATCAACAATCTTCGATACCGCACTCCCCATTTTGTCGGGGTTGCCGGATGATTGCACATCTACCTCTTTCGGGGATATGGATATGGAAGTTGCCATATCGGATAGCCTTTTGATTTCTTCCAGCTTATTTGCAATCGCATGGTCTAGTCTCTCGATTTGAGAAAGATATTCATTCGTTGTCATTAAAAATACCTCCTAAATGGGTTTACTGCCGCTTCTACCTTTGCGGTATTGTTTGGGTTTTCTATAAACATTTCAAGCTGGGTTAAACCGTCTGCGGCATCGTCGTGTTCATTACCGCCAATACTTACAAACATAGAGAGTTCATCCATAGCCGCTTGATATTCGTCATTTCTGTAATATCTCGTTACTCCAAGATCTGAATCTTTCTTCATTTGTTCCTGCGTCGGTCGGTGCGTATCAAGAAATATGAATTTTCTCTTAACATCACCGGAATACGCTATGATCTTCGATAACTTTTCAACCTTGTTTGGTGCTTTTCTGCTTGTGCATGAACATTTATAGTCCTGTTTCTGTAACTTTTCATCTACATATTGGCAATACAGATCTCCACCTGTATTCCCCTCAAATCTTGTCTGCCTAATCTCATTCCCGATAATTCGTCCAACAACAAGAGGAATCGTTACCTCTTTCGGCCCTTTGTTGAATACCCAATCGTAAATATAAACATCGCCGTTTTCATATTCTGCCCCTATCGGCATTGACAAGCTATCGCCGCCGCCCCAGGCAACATCCACAACTCCGATTCGCCGGAAATCTCCATCCGGTAGGATTCCGTTAAATAATCTCAAATCAGTATAAAGCAATCCCTCGCGGACATATGGTTGCTGCATAAACTTAGCCATCCATTCGGCATTGTCAAGCTTATCTCGCATATCCCGATAGTATTCCGTGGAAAATCCGTTGATTTCATACGCAAAATTGCTTTCGTCATTTTCATTAAGTGCCGGAATCTTACGAAACCGATATTGTGGGTCATGCTCATATTGCTTTCTCATTCGCTCCAACGGATCTAAAACATTCCAAAGAGTACCTACCATCAATTCTCTTGCACCGTCATTTTTACGGTCAACCATCTTGTTTAGGTACTCTTGGTATGTGTTTTCCATTCGAGTAGGGCTTAATGAATGCTCTCGATCACGAACTAAGTCATCGACATATAAATATCCATCTTTTGAAACATCGACCGCTCCTGTCCATGTTCCATCAATACCACGGCACGTTACGGTTGCGAATCTGTCCGGATTTCCAAGTGTAATCGTAAATTCATCAGCACTCTTGTCTGTCGGAAGCGCTGCGTTTTCGTATTCCGGATGCCAATAAGCAAAAAGTTCAGCAAACGTATATTCTTCCGTGGTAAAAAGATTCATCAGTTCTTTGTAAAATCCTTTTGCCAAAATACCGGAGTGACCACCCATTGCACTATGGCTGTTCGGTCTGCGAAAAGCCACCCACGCAAGGAAGAAAATACAGATAGTCGATTTACCGACACGCGATGGCATTGACAATCCGTAAAATTTAATCTTCCGGTTTTCCAAATCTTCAAGATCTTGGGCGACAATATTCAGCGTCTTGCGGCGTGGATAATAAAACCGTTTACTCCAATTTCTTTTGTGCTCCATAAAGTATATGAAGCTTTCGAAACGATAAAAGCTTTCCAACCGCAAGACTTCATAGAACTGATCCACAAGTTTGTATCCGCCTTTAATGTCGTGATCCTGCGCATATCGTTCAAGTTCCCATATGCTACCGCCCGCATTTTTCTGCGTAAATTCGTTGATTAAAGCTTTTGTTCTTTCTGTTATAGTCAATCCGTAGTCAACGTCTTTTTCCGTCCGAATTGCCACATTGCACGCTTTCAAAAGGGCATCTATTACCTGTTCATCAACGCCTTTTCTCTGTATGTAGTTTTCATATCCATTTACTGCATTGATTAACTGTTTTGAAGCCAAATAAAAAGCACCTCCGCAAAAAGCAGAAGTGCCTTGACCTCTGCCTATAATTTTTCTAGGTTAGCGACTAACTCCATTTGTCAGCCGGTTGTCTTTTAATTGTAATATACCATTTTGTGGCACAATGGGCATTCACACTTGTAGTTATCGCCTTCCCTTTGATCTCCACAATATTGATATTCAGTCTTTTCCGCTTCAAAAACGGTTTTGCAATTCTTACACTCAAACTTTAAAGGTTTTCTTTCGTACCTAAGGCTGCCTTCTTTGATTATTTTCATTTCCAATGCACCTTGAACCCTTTCTTTTTATACTCTCCTACTGCTTTTTTAAGGCTCATATCGTCCTCATACTTTTCATTCAGCATAATCACCACATTGCCTTTTTCAATGCCGTATATGTTGCAATTTGCAAGTTTCTTAGCCGTTCCAAGGATAGCTTTTGCCTGCTTGCGGCTCATTTCATAGGTTTTGGTTCCCATATTAACGGTCATTTCTCATAAACCTCTCAAAATCTTTCATGCACTCATAGCACAGTTCATATGTGGTATTTAAAATTCCGTTCCTTGTTATTTCATTTTCGCAGAGCAAACCCTTTTTTATTTCTTTCCCGCACCTATCGCAAGTGTGCCATTCTTTTTGATTTTTCATATAAATCCCTCACTTATCACATTCGATTCCCGGAATGAATGTTCTTTTACCTATACAAGCATCTTCAAAAGTCGTAATTTCTATTGAACATCCGCAACTAACCGGGTCTAATGGACAATTTTCATGATTAATACATATGCATAGAATTTCTTTTTCCTGCTTCATCATTCCACCAACTTTCAAGCTAATCCTAGCATACATAAAATATCAAGTTCCGATATTTCTTTTGCGCCCTCTCTTGTGTGCGCAAGAATTTCTTCCATCGAGTATTTTTTCATATCGTTGCACTTACTCTTATCAAAATTGCTCGAAAAACAGTAATGCAGGCAATACCCATATCCGATTCCAAGTTGAGTACCGTATATGCTCTTGCAGACAACATTGTAATTTTCTGTTTTTAAAATATCATGTTCTCCATCTAAGAAACATTCTTTTCCGTTGTTATCCATTTTCTTTTTGAGATATTCAAGAAAAATTCTCATGTCTTTTTCTGAATCGGAAATATACAAAATAGAATCTTTCTCTCTGTCATCAATTATTTGTTTCGATTCATTGCCACAGTAATCACACATATTACACCAACTTTCTGCCGCACATAGGGCAAAATTTTATGTCTTCGATTCCGATTCCAGACATAAAAGGGTCGCTGCATCCGAAGAATAAATGAAATGCACTTTCAAATTCAACAATTTGTGTTTCATTTTTTTCTGGATAATATCCGCCTTTAAAAGCTCCTTGCTTGATTTTTTCCAATTTTCCTATTTTGCAACAAAATTCACACATTCTTACGCCCCCAATCATAGCAAAAATCGGAATCCTCGTGAGATTCCGCGTCTTTTGTTTGATATAAATATTCCACAATGTTTTTATCATACTCACACCCCATTTTGCGTAAATATCAACCATCGAATAGCGACACAGGGAATCGAACCCTGTCAGATCAAACCATGCCAACCGCTTTCAAATCTGCAATTTCTAATCACGGAGGGGTTTTCTGTTACCAATTATGCCGCTACCATCCATAAGTCTCCCATCGACCGGAACTATTGCAGTAGCACCCGACTAAGTGGAGATAAGGAATTGATGTGGCGAGGATTTGAACCTCGTAGAAAAGATTTACTTTCTCATAATGTCCCTGAGAAATACTTTCTCTGTATTGCATTTTGCAATAGACATTTCATAGCGTTTACCCATTCCGCCACACATCAACGCCCGATTTCGGGCAAGCGCAGTGTGTAGGATTCGAACCTACAAGGCGAACAAACGCCCGGCGGCTTAGCAAGCCGTTCCAATACCATTATGGGAACACTGCAAAATTTTCTTATATCGTCAAGAAACAGGTAAAGAAACGGTGAGTACCTTTTTGCTGGGCTACGCTCACAGGTGGAATCGAACCACCATTCTGCACCATGCTCGCACCGAGGTAGTCATGTTTAAATAGATCGTATTGGTATCGAACCAATCTCTACAGATTTTCAGTCTGTCGCTAATCCGTCTCAGCTAACGATCTTCAACTTTCGACAAGATGCACTCGTTCAAAGGCTACCAAACGCATAGGGATATTTTCGAGTTGTCCTGTCTGAACTGCTTTTGTTGTACTTCCTACTCACAGCCTTTTTGTTGTGCGTTTCTTTTATAACCACTCGCATACTCCCGTTAAAGAATACGCAAGACCTCTCGTTGGGATTGCAGGAATCGAACCCGCGACAACCCGGATATAAGCCGTGTCTTCTACCACTGAATTAAATCCCAATGCAGTGATCGGTACGAGATTTGAACTCGTGTTACCACCGTGAAAGGGTGGCGTCTTACCGCTCGACTAACCGATCATAACCGCCACAAGACGATTAGCAATATGTTTTTCGTGCTATGCGTTACACGATCATGCGCCGTGGTATAGACGCATGATATAGACCAACCGGACGGTCTCGCACCGCCCTTAACAGAATCGTCCTAGTTGGTGAAAGGAGAACCCAATATCTGAAACAACGCCAATGGGTTCATATATTCCTTATTATGAATAAGCATATGTTGACCGCCTACTTGCAAAACGGTCAAGCTGGGCTAGTTGGATTCGAACCAACGAATGCAGGAATCAAAATCCTGTGCCTTACCGCTTGGCGATAGCCCAATGTTGTATTCGCCCGCAAACGTAATTCAAAGCCTAACGCCGATAGATCAATTATTCAGCCAGGAACTATCGCTTGCGGACTTAAGCTATACCGGATGCTCCGATTTCTCGCTCTGGTGCTCGGCGTCACTGTCCAGATTAAGCAAATCTCCGGCACTGTCCGGTTCCTTTGATTTTGTTATATGTATTCTTTCTACCACGCTCAAAATTGGTGGAAGAAAGCGAATACCAAATATCGAATCATAAATTGTCATATTGTTATCTCCAAATGACCATAATATTCATTGCAAAGATCGCGTATGAAAGCAAATACCCCATTGCGTTTGAATTGTCTGTCTGCTTTACTTGTTGCATCATAAGGCTAAGTATCATAATGACATCTATTGCCGTAGCAATTATATTTAAAATCATATCAATATCTCCCATCCTCAAAGCTGCGTTCCTGTTTGAACCGCTCCATTTCATTCACGCTCATGCCGAAAAGTCCAGCAGATTCATCAGAATCTGTATGTTTGAAATATTCGCCCTGCTGTGGAAACATGAACCGAAACATAGCATAATTCGCAACGTCACACAGGTATTCAAGGTTTCCGGTCTCTTCAAACTTGGCAAGGCACATTTTCAAACTTTCGATTGCATCCACATTCCCGGAGGAAAAGTTCATTCTTGCCGGTCCGTATTTGTAATACGACTGTTCAATCAAACCTTTGCGCTTTTCATCAAAAGCTGTGGAGTACTCGGTTTTCATCAACTCATTGCTGCAGCTTGCCATTAAACATCACCTTCCGCTCTGTGGTTTGCTCTTTCAATGTCAAAGCCTTCCGGGTAACGTGCCTTAAGCTTGTCTACGTTCATTTGCATGATTTCATCAAGGCTCCAGCCGAAGGACTCGCAAAGCATTGCTAAATACCAGCAAATATCGCCGGCTTCTTTCTTTGCGTGGTCAATATCAAGCTGTTTCTCGTGGAAAATCCATTTTTTAATTATGTCGTTGAATTCTCCAACTTCACCGGATAATCCAAGGCAAGCATTGAAGATGTCACCAAGGTCATAATCTTGCACCGATGCGATATTGTTCTTCTTGCAAGATTTAAGCAAATCAAGTTTATCCGAAATTCTTTCTGTCGCCTTGCGATCATTTGTCCGCATGGCTAATGCCTGATACTCATTTCCGGTCATACATCATTCTCCTGTCCGAAACGCTCTTTTTGTTTTTAAAATTTTTTGGAAATTTAGTTGCGATTCGCAACGTGAAAGTGAATTGTTTATAAATTTATTATAGCCTATTTACGGTGAAAGTCAATGGGTACTGTAAGTGGCTTTTTATTGCTATCGGTAAAGCACTATTGCACTATAACCTTTCTTACAACCATTGAATACGTGTGTAGAATATTTAACATCTACTACCTCACGATAAGATTCGGATAGAGACTTTATCATTCTATTTACCTCTTCTTGAAATTCTTTTGCGTTTGTAGAATTTATCGGCTCTGTAATTTTCAGTGGGTTCATGTATGCTCCTTTGGTTGAATAAGGCTTTTTATTTTTGTAGAAATTTAAGGGACTTAGTAGCCGCCCAGTGGTGCGCCCGTCAGACCCCCTCCCCCATGCATCCGAGACCATTGCTTGCGCTGCTTTGCTTGAACTGTTTGCTTTGTTAGAATTGTTTGCCATTCTCAAACACTTAACACAATTACATATGTCCTAGGTATAACTATTCGCTTAACTCCGCTTTTCCGAATAGTTCACGAACAGTTGAAACGCTACAACCGTTAGTATTACTGCATTTGTGAATTGTAGAATAACCACGCACAATTTACACCATATTATTTTACACTGCATCTGTGAATTGTGTGTCGATTGTGTGCAATTCTTGGTTCTTTTTCTCGTCCAGTCTTGGCAGTTCCTGCGCTGTGATTGCCTTGCGTTGCGTGGCATTATCGCCAATGCCGGGCTGATTCATTCCAAACTCGTTATTACCCACAAACATGGTGCCAACCGGACTATTAGAGTCGTACGCTCTATCTAGGATGCAATCCTTACGAGATCGTTGTAATTTTTGCCACATCTTGAAAGCCAACGAACTTGGTTCCTCTGTACTCCATATATCCATTGTGTTGGTTGGTATATTACAAAAATAACTAAATGCTACTGTACTTACCAACTTGCTGTACACATTGGAGATATATATATAATAATCGCAAAGCTTATATAATACCTCTCTGTCGTATCTATTGCAGTTAGTCGGTATAGTTGCATTACCAAGAGGTTTCAAAGTCTTGTCTTTTAATACCGATGTATCTGGGAATAGATGCATACCAACATACTGCATAACAGCTTTCCATTGTCTCTGCCCAGCTTTCAGAAGATCTTCGATGTGAAATTCTATACAAGCGTTGTTTATTAAATCTTGTACAGTTGATGTGTATATCTGTACTGTGCCTAGATCCACTATAAGCCTTGTAATATCTACATTCTCTACATCCTGCATATATTCACACCTCCAATCTGTTTAATGTCTCTGCTTTTGGTATACACTATTTTCGGGCTTAAAGTCAAGCCTTAATTTTTTTACGGTGGTATTTATATACTTACGCCGCGCGCGTATGCGGATATACACTTACTATAAACCTATAGGCTTTAGATACAGTATATTATTATTAATTTAAAAGATTAAGAAAAAGATAGAGAAAGAGAACATAGTTCTGAAAAAGCGACGTCAGACGATTGTCTCGCCTTATGTCAGACGATTGTCAGACGATTTTTTGCAAAAACTGATACTATTCTATCATTTTTTGACTTATCAAAGACCTAATGAACCTAGCCTTGTTTATAAAAATTTAAGAAAAGTTTTATAGATTGTTTACGGTTTTTCGGAGATTTTGTAAGATATGCCCGGATGCGTTGTTGATTTTGGACATGGCAAAAAGAAAAGGCAGCCAGAAAAGTTGCCCTTTGCTTGCATTGATTATATAATTACTATGTGTTACAATTTATTTGATTGAGAGCGGCGGCAAGTCCGCCCTCCCTTTCATTCCCTAAAACCTAATCGTTAGGCTTTTCTTTTTTTGCCATGTTGCGAACCTCATCTATTGCTTTTTGAACTTCGTCCATGTCCTTACATCCTGCAAATTTATCAGCTACGAGATTTAATATAACTTCCATCTGTTTATCTGTCATTTCGTTCATTTGTTCTCCTTTCTCCGCTTGCCCGGCTATTGTCTTCCGACAGCTTTATAATAATCTATTATCGTGTATATGTCAATAGTCTATTTTCATGTATTTTAATTATTTTTATATTCCATAATATCGCCCGGCTGACAATTTAGTAGTCTGCATAGATTACATATAACCTCACAAGTTACATTTTCATTTTTTGTCAGCTTTGCCACTGTATTAGAATGGATTCCGTTATTCTTTAACCACTGCTTATTGTATTCCTTTTTTTCTAAGACATTCCACAGCTTGGAAAAGTCAATATATCCGTTTGCACCATAATTCGCCATGCGTCACACCTCTTTTCTTTTTATATATGATAATAGATTTTTCACACCATGTCAACGTCTATTCTCATGTATCATATTGCACAATAAACTGCTGTTTTGTGTCGTCTATTTTCGTGTATTGTGTCAATTGTATTATAATCTATTATCGTGTACTATTAGTATATCAAATGAAACACGAAAGCGAGGTTACAACATGAGCAAATATTTTAAAAATGTAAAGAGCTACAACGAATTAAAGAGCACTTATAAGGAACTGTTAAAGGCAAACCACCCGGACAACGGCGGCGATCTTGCAAAAATGCAAGAAATCAATGCAGAGTATGACGTTCTATTTAAGATCTGGAAAGACCGTGCAGCCAATGACAACTCGTTAAATGAGGAAGAAAAAACAGAGACGGCCCAGAGCACGCGCAGCAGTTTTTATACTTCTTTCGGTTGGGAAGGTAACAACCACGATTGGAGTCGGAGCTTGAAAGAAGTTGCGCAGATTGTTAGAACTTATGTAAAAGAGAAATATCCAACTTATAAATTTAGTGTTCGCACTTCTTACGCGTCAATGTGTCAAGAATTGCATGTTGAATTGAAAGAAAGCCCTATAGAAGTTTACAAGTCATTTGAAGAGCTGACCGAGGACGACAAAAACGAGTTCTTTAGAAAAGCAAACCGCAATAACTATTGGTCTTTGGATTGCTGGAACGATTCAGAATTTGAAGCCGAATATAACCGCATTACTTCCGGACATGGAAATTTTTTTAAGATCATGAATGAAGTTACCGCCGCAGTTGTAAAAGATGTTGACGATTTTGTAAATTCTTATAATTATGAAGATTGTGACGGTATGATTGATTATTTTCATGTAGATTTCTACTATTTCGGATGTGCCCAAAATAACGGTCAAAATATAAAGATTGTGCCAAAAACGGCACGAATCAAAGCCGCAGCCACTACCCCGGCAACAACAAAAGAAACAGCCGCACCGGATCAGATCGAGACAAGCGGCGAAGCGTTCACAGTTACCGAAAGCGAACACACAAAGACGCATGAGAAAATTTTCCTTGTAAAGTGTTTGCAGACATTAAGCCGCGACGTTTATATAAATCTTAACAAGCAGATGCGCGACATTGGCGGCTACTACTCTAAATTTACACATAGCTTTATTTTTAAAAACGACCCGACCGAAGCGTTGAAGGGGGTAAAAATAGCATGATGAAAGAAGAATGCAAAATAAATTGTTGCAGGTGTCCAGAGCGCGACACCTGCGAAATTATGCACGAACGCCTTATGAATGAGCTTTTCACAGTATACGGACAGCCCCAAAAGCTAATGAGTGAAAAAGTAATCAGGATTTACGAGCAGCACCCGGAGCGATTGCACACGGAAAAAGATATTTTAAACAGCTTCGAGCATACTAGACAAAATTTAGAACGCTTAGAGGAAGTTATTCTTGAGCTTAAAGCGTACGAGATCGAACTAACAAACCGGTACAATTTTATAAAAACCGCACCAACGCGGCAAAAAATAAAATTGTACCGGGAAAAGCGCTATCAAGAGAAAGTTTTTTACTATATACAATTTTATGATGTTAATTTGACAGACGGACACGAGGAAATGACCCAAAGCATCAAATATACCGGGAAAGAGCGAAAACAAGCCATAGAACACTTTGAACAGCTTAAAAAAGAGAAAAGCAACGCCATTTTTGAAATGGATATAGATAAAAAATCATGGGAGCGATAATCTTCTAGCCGCCGCAGAGGATGCACGCCGGATCACTACCGGCGGCGGTTTTGCTCAATTTTGAGTGCATAAAAACAAAAACGGAGGAAAACAACCATGAAAAAGAAAATATTAGCTATCGCATTAGCAACAATGACACTTGTAAACATTGCACCAGCTACAGCAACCGCAAAAACAGCACATACCTACAAAGTGCGCGGAACCGTCCGCAATTTTAGTTATACTATGCAGTATGAGGACGGGGAAAAGCTGACCGGTCGCGGATTTGATATTTACACCACGGATGGAAACATCTGGGAAATGTCCGACACGGACACAGACTTGCACTTTAAAGATCAGCAGAAAGTCATTGTTAAGATTAACGACAACGGCACGCCAAAAAACAAAACTGATGATTTTATCGTTACAATTAAAAAAGAAAAATAGATTTTAGGGCGGTACTCTTCCGCCCTTCTTCGCGTGCTTGGTGGCGTTGTGTTCCGGTCCGATTCCGGCGGCGTGGGTTCTGTGAGTACTGGTACTCACACTTTGCACATTGACAAATAAACACAATACAAGGAGGTGTGAATCCATGACCTATGATATTAAAGCAAGCATTAACGGGCAAACTGTGCGCCGTGTAGCGTATGGGGATATGCAAGCATGGTTAATTATAAACCAATTATCGCGTGACGGATGCAAAGATATACGCATGAGCGAGCGCGGAACGTCTGGGGGTGGGGAAGATGGGAAAATATGAATATATCGGCAAAAGGGAAATAATGCGCCGGATGGCTGACCTTGGTTATCAGGTAGCATCTGGCAAGCTTTGCAGCTATTCAAAATTTGATGGTGTCGAGTGGCTGGAATCGCCAGAATTAAAAATAACCGCCCAACGTGGCGGCGATTGGTTACAGATTACACAGACAACCTGCAACGCGATTACGGAAGAATCAGAGCGTATAACGCAGACATACTGCAGTTACAGCGGCGGCGGTTATAAGGAAAGCTATTGACTTGTCGCGTCTGTTGTGTTAGTCTTCAAATGTATATGTATTATTCCCAATAACCCATATACGATTATGCTTAGCGGCGCGTCACCCTTAAAAAATCCAGACGCGCCGCATCAATCTATTAAAGCTACACATCTTGAGATAATTGCACGTTTGTTACACGTTTTTGAGAATCCGTGAAAATGGAATCTTGACCCTAAAACGCTACCCCAGGGGGGTACAAAAAAATTACGAAATATTTTTTGGGGCGCGGGAAAAATTTTCTTTCGTAAAAATCAAAGACCGAGCCGCATAGTCACTTTTGCTCAACTCTTCTATCAGCTTTTCCCTAGTCATTTCCGGATTCGTCCGGTGAACGTACTGTAAGAGTTCTGAAATTTTATCCATTATGCAACCTCCATAAGTTTAATCAATAGTCTGTCTGCTATTTCAAATACTTCTCTTCCGTATGTAGCCAAGAAGTCCGCTACAATTTCCTCTGTATCAATATCCATGTATACATTATACGAAAAGCAGAATGCGTGACATAATTCGTGACATAACACACGGTCAAGGAACCTTCCGCGCAAATCATCCGCAAGATATATCGTTTTCGTGTTCCTGTCGGTCATTCCTACCGTTCCGCTTCCGTCACTTCTCTGTAGCATATCGCTGTAACGCGATACTTTGACCAAATTCCACATTTCATTGTTTATCGTGAACAATTTACCACCTCGCAAACAAAGAGGGCAAAATGCCCTCTCTATTACATTTTCGTGACAAGCGTAGTCAGCTTAGTCTTGGTCAACTGCTTCTCTTCTGGGGACATACCGGAAAACAGTTCGGTCACATCTTCCGAAAGAGATTTCATGTACTTTTCGAGTTCTTTCATCTTTGCGTCCTTATCTTCCGGTGAATTTCCGTTATGCATTTCCTTTGTCTCCATGTAACTTCTCCGACTCATACCGGCTCTGCCCTCTCTTGCATCGTGAGTACCGGTACTCATGCCATTATTTCCGCTCATAGGCTCTGAATAATACATCTTTCCCATACTCATTCTGTCAAGGTCTCTCATTCGGTCGTATTCCGGCATATTTTCCCATTCGTGGTAATCTTCCGGCATCTGATGATAATATGGCGGTTCTACATATCCTCTGCGTGTTCCATGACCTTTAGGTGCAAATTTGCCATTTGCATAGCGGTAATGGTCGTAAAATCTTCTGTCCGGATAATCCTCGTACTGTTCAAGCATACGCATAATATCCTCGTTATTTTCAGACTTTTTCATTGCTTCAACAATGTAATAGTCCTTGTCAAAGCATACGATGTTCTTTGCAATCTCTGTCCAATCCTTGAGATCGTCAAGGTTTTGTCCTTCAAAATTCTCAATCCCGATGCCGTCAACGTGAGCTTTTACGCAATCCATAATCTGTTTTGCAAATTTATGCATAATATCAAGCCTCCCTTACTGCAATCAAATTACTGTTCTGTACCTCGATAGCCTGTGTGGATGTATTCTGCACGGCTACGGTACTGCAACAACCGCAAGGCACATCAACGTAGGCTTGCGCCGATACGTTAAATAAATTCTCAACTGCGGCTGGCGTTACGATCATCTTTGTTGACTGCAAAGGCTCTCCATCAACCGCGATTGCAAGCGAAATCTCTTCAACGGTACCGCCTGTCGGAATCTGAATGTTTCCGGAATACGATACCAAAAATCTAGCCTTACACTGATTTGTGATACCTCTTAGCTTTATAATTCCACTTCCCTGTCTGTGTACGATACATTTTGTTCCGTTTACCGCTGTTTCTGTAAATGCAACATCTTCTCCAGCGGCAACGGTTTGTAATGCAATTCCTGTTACTTCCATTATTTTTACCTCTCTTTCACAAAAATAAGGGCAAACATTATAGTCTGCCCTTTGATTATAAGTAATACTGCTTAGCAGACATGATCGAGTTAAACTCAATTAAGATACTCAATTATTCAGTTTTAGCAGCCACAACCGGCGTTGCATCCGCATCCATATGCATAAGCATTTGGGTTAGGTACAACATATGCCGGGATAGCAGACGGATTTACTGCATTGATAATCTGCTGTGTCTGAGCTGCCATCTGAGTTGTAAGCAGTGCGCTCTGACGATCCTGTGAAGCCGCTCTGCGAAGGTCGCTATTTTCTGCCTGTAAGCTAGAGATTTTCTCATTGCAGAGATAATCAAGAATAGCGCGTGTTCCTGCATTCTGGCTGTCGATAATGTCTCTTGTGTTGCTGTTCATGGTGTTCTGCAAAGCGCAAGTGTTCTGTGCCATGTTGTAGTTTACACCTTGGATAGCTTCTCTTGTTTCGCAGCAACAGTTAGCAAGCTGTGACTGTAATGCGTTTGTATTCTGCATGTTAGCGACTGTATCAGCATTGATAGCCTGCTGAATGCCGAATCCTGTCTGCAAAATGTTTGTGTTGATGCCATTCATGCCTGTTTGCACTGCATAGAATCCGTCACAAAGTCCGTTTGTAATGCCGTCAAGTTTTGACACAACCGCCTGATTATCAAATCCGCGCTGGATTTCGCTTCCGACACCACCGTTCATTCCGTTTCCTCCGAATCCGTTACCGAATCCACCCCATCCAAAGATGGCAAAGATAACGATAATGAACCATAACCATGAGCCTTCTGCGCCCCATCCGTTGTTATTTCCGTTTCCGTCAATGTTCGCAACAAGCGGAACAGATGCTGTGTTGCAATTTGAACCAAACATAATTTTTACCTCCATAATTCATTTTTATATACATAATCTTGCAAGAATTAGTATCACATTCCTAATTGGCTTTTAAACGACTCAAAAGCCTTGTCTGCGTCAATTCCCTTTTCTTTGCACAGATTCCTAGCCATCTGCTCGATGCCCTTGGAATCTCCCTTCTGTGCCATCTGCATAGCATTGCGAGCCATAGGGTTGCTCATTACGCTGTTATTCTCCATCATTTGTTGTAAAAACTGCTGTGGGTTTCTCATGCCCTGTAACATCTGCATAGGATTCATTAAGACTCACTCTCCTTTTGTGTTCGTGAAGATTTTCTTTGCGTTTGCGAAGATAACTTATCTTCCAACTCTTCCATCTTTCCAAACAAGCAATCTAATTTGTCAGTAATAGCCTTTGTCGCATCGTCAGATAGCCCTATTTCAATTCTTTTATCATCACTTGAAGAATCTGCCATCTGCTCATTGAAAGGCTTGTAAACGGTCTTTCTGATTGTTCCATTGGCATCCCATTGTTTTGCAACGATTGCGCTCATGTCTTGCATCGGGAAAAACGCAACACTTCCATCCATAGGTACATCATTTGCCATGATTGCTGATTCCGACTGTACTACCTTTCCTTGGATTCCAAGAAACTGCGGTTGCATCTGCGGAATCTGTGGCTCTGGCTGTTGAAACCTCTGCATTGGGTTGTACTGATAAGCGGCATAGCTTGGGTTTGGGTTAAATGCCATATTCTGATTTTGCATCTGATACATTCTCTTCCTCCAATACTTCCTTGATTGCGTGTATCATTGCTGACTGATACACAAGCGGAACCTTTGATACATCTTCTCTTGTTAAGATTTTTTCAAGAATTTCATCCGTAAATAACATTCCGCATCCCTCCTATGCTTATATTTTTGCATAAAAAAATACGGTTCTTCCGCAAAAAATAAGCAGAAAAACCGCATAAAAAAAGAACGCCAAACAGCGTTCCAAGTCTACCATTTTCAGAAAAGAATCTAAAGCACTTGTGCAGACTCCTTTCTTTTGTGTTCAATTTTTGAGTACCATTTTGAGTACCAATTTTTTTAAGACGCCGCAAACACAGTGTTTATGCGACTTTTAAAACAGTCCGTACGGGAATCGAACCCTAAAGTAATTGTCTTGAAATGGCTTAAAATAGCCATTCTTTCAATTTTTCTTTGAGTACCTTTGAGTACCAGAGAC